ATGATAGCCCGTATCTGCGGTGTAAACGATCCTGGTAAAATGCGATTTGTCTCGTGCGGAGAAGCCGAGCCCTATTATGCAGCCAGAGGATATCAGAAAGACTTGTGGAAGTATCAAAAGAGACTTCCCCAAATGGTTCTGACGTCTCGCCCTTATGAAAACGGTGACTTCGAGGACATAGTTAATGAGAAGGAATCATTAAATAATTCCTTTTTCGTCTCTGCTGATTACAAATCAGCAACGAATCTCATTAATCCTGAGATCACTCAATCATGTCTGTGGGCCTCAATTAGATGTGCTTTAAAGCATTCTAGGCGAGGAGCCTTCATACGTGATGAGAGATATCAAGTTATGCTCTCAAAGGTTATCGGACTGCATTATCTTAATTATAAAACTAAGAAAAAGTCCGACCGGTCATATAGAGTCAAGCAGGAGAATGGGCAGTTGATGGGATCAATCCTCTCGTTCCCCATATCATGTGCAATTAATTTTTGCGCACTATGGGTTGCAATGGAAGAAAGATTTTCCCGGAAACTATACATTGACGAAGTCAAGTGTATGGTCAACGGTGATGACCTTCTTTTTGTTGCGGACGAAGAGCTTTACACAATATGGAAAAATTGTGTAAACTCTGTAGGATTACAACTGTCCCTTGGGAAGAATTATGTTCATCCAAAATATTTTACCGTCAATTCCGAACTTTTTTCGTATAATGAGAAAAAAGTTGAGAAATTAGATTGGATTAATTGGGGACTCGTTTCTGGAATGTCCAAGAAATCAACGGATTTGAAGACTGTACCTGAACGTATAAACGAGGCACTCTTACCATTTGATGATGATAAGAGATTGTCATTGCTTTTACGCTCAATGTCAATTTGCAAACCGCAGCTTTCTAGGCTTTCTAGAAAAGGCCTTTACAATTATTTTATACCTAATTTCTTAGGCGGTCTAGGTATTAGACCACCTCGGGATTTTAGGGTTGAGGTTACTGACTATCAACACCGTTTAGCATATTATTATTATATGAAAAACGGAGATTTTAATCTATTTAAGTATAGATCAAAAGCTACTGTTAGTAGTAAGTTCCTCTATATTTTAGGTGAACCGGATCTAATTCTCGATTCTCACTTTGGTCCTTTGACGTTGTGGGAAACACGGCATCTTGAGACTTTTGAGCCTTATAAGATTCCTTTTGGGGAACTTTACTCGTTTGACGAGATATATAAGGTACCGCGACCAAAGGTTAAATCAAAATCTCTGGTAAAGAGACTTGAAAATCCTGTTGGTTTTTGGAATTTTAGACCAAGAATCGCAGGTTCTGTATATAGCGAGTGTGGGGATAATTCAGAGTTATCGAATGACGATGTAATCACCGAGTAGTCTAGTCAACTACCTTCTCTGAGC